AAAAAAAAAAAAAAAAAAGAACAACCTGATATTGATTATGATAATGAAAATGAAATAGAAAATTATAAAATTGAAGAATATAAAAAAGATTTTTCAGAACATTGTGAACCCTTACAACCACCTCATTATAAATTACCTATTTCAGATAAAGTTATGAAAAATTATAATAATGCATATCAAGTTTTTTTAAAAGATAGAAAAATAAATCAATTAAACGATAAAAATAATAATAATAATAATAATAATACTTTAAATGTTCCTGTTCCGTCCAATAAAAATAATAAACATACAATTAATATATATGATAATTATAATAAAATACGATTAGAAGATATTAAAGAAATTGAACCATATTATGATGAAGATTTAGATAATTATTTAAATATTAATGAATTTAATAGTAGTGCTTATGAATATGACGATACTTATCAAGATGAAATTAAAAATGAATTAATGAAAAAAAATTATGATTTAAAAACACAAGAACCATTAAAATTTAACGCCGATGATTATATTTTAATACCCAAGAAAAAATTGAAATCGCGTAATAAATATAATACAAAATTACAACCTGAAAAATATAGAGGACATCATTATGATAATACTAATTATAATGATAATGAAACTGAAAGCGAAACAGATATTAATATAGATAGCGATAATGAAAGTGAAAATAATGAATATAATGAATATAATGATGATATCACACATCCACCAATTATAGAAAATTTTAAAAGAAAAAAAAAAGAAAAATTCCGAAATAATAATTCAAGAGTTTTAGAATCATTTCGAAATAATAATTCAAGAGTTTTAGAATCATATAATCCTGATTTTTTAAAAAAAAATCCTATTAATAATTTTTATAAAAATATTATTAATATTGGTTTATTTATATTAATTGGTGTTTTTATTATATTTTTATTAGATTTATTAACTGAATTAGCATTACATAAGGGTATGAAACAGACGGTTGAAGTTTTAATTCCATTATTAGAAGAATTAAAAGCTTTGAAAGAAAAATAAAATTTGACACTTTATAATATAGGATTATTTAATATGAATCTTTCAATATTACCCATTAATCCAAATATTTCACAACAAGAAAATCTTAATATTCTTAATGCTTGTAATTGTTGTGAAAAACATAAAATTTTAAAACCAAAAATTTTTAGTAAATGGTATGAAACTACACCAAATAAGGGTAAAAATGCATATACAAGTAATACAAATCCTATAAATAATGAACCATATTGCAAGTGCAAATGTCGTCATATAGCTAGATTTATTTGTAGAAATGCGAAATAATTATTAATTCGTCAAAAAAAGTACATTTCATTAAAAATAATATAATTTATAAAATATATTTTATAAATTAATAAAAATAATGAAATGTACTTTTTTTTATATAAAAAATTGATTATTATATTATATTTAACCCTATTATATTTAATTATGGATGATGATTCTTCTAATACATTTGATTTATGGGAAATGTATGATTCTTTAAAACTTGAATTTTCAGAAAAAAAAGATATTATAGATTCTTTGTGTATATGTGGTTCTAATGATATTTATGAAATTGATTCTATGAATGTTTGTAAAATGTGTGGTAATATTATTGATAAAACATTAGATTCTAGTGCAGAATGGAGATATTACGGTTCTGAAGATAATAGAGATACTGATCCTTCTAGATGTGGTATGCCTATTAATACTTTATTACCAAAATCATCAATGGGTTCAGTAATTGGTGGTACCAAATATAATAGTATAAGTATGAAAAGAATTAGAATGTATCAAATGTGGAATGCAATGCCTTATGATGAAAGAACACTGTGTAATATTTTTGATAAATTAGAAAAAGCAACAGCAAATAATGGTATTCCGCAAAAAGTTATTGAAGATGCAAAAATATTTTACAAAAAAACATCTGAAAAAAAAATATCAAGAGGCGATAATAAAGAAGGTTTAATAGCATCATGTATATATCATTCATGTTTAATTAATAATATCCCGAGAAGTTCAAAAGAAATTTCAAAAATGTTTAATATTTCTCATGTAATATTAAATAAAGGTAATGCAAGATTCCAACAATTATTACAAATAAATGTAATTTCATCTAATCCTTGTGATTTTATTTCAAGATTCGGTAGTCGTATTAATATGAATTTAATTGATGTAGAAAAATGTAAAAAATTAATTAAATTTTTAGAAAAAAAAGAAATTATGACAGATAATTCACCAACATCGTCCGCTGCGGGAATATTATATTATTATTCTCAAGAAAATGGTTTACAATATACAAAAAAACAATTTTCAGAAGTATGTAGTGTTTCAGAAGTAACAATTGTTAAATGTTATAAAAATTTATTAAAATACAAGGAGTATTTAGATAAATATAAAGAAGAAATATATAATGCGTGAATCAATGAATTATAATAATATAATATAAAAATATAAAATGGATAAATCAGAGTTAAAATGTTTAAAAAAATATATTAAAAATAAAAAAATATATATGTTTTGGGGTTTTGATAAAAATGATCAGTATAGCAGTTTAAAAGAATTAAATACTATTATTAAAAATATTGCTAAGGAACTGGCAAATAATAGTATTATTTTTTATTTTGGAGAATTTCCCGATATAGAAAAACCCGATATTGGATATGTAATATCTCAAATTAAAAATATTAAAAAAGATATTGAAATTATAATGTTTGATTCGGAATTACAATATAATGAAATACCAGATTTTGTATCAAATTTATATAAAATAGAACTAAAAACTCTAAAAAGAAGGGGAATTAATAATAAGAATAATAAACCATTGGGACTTACAAAGTTATGGACTGATTTAAATAAAATACAAAATATTGAAAAAATATTTATATTAGGTGGTAATGATATTACATTAGAAGAAAATAATATAGCAAATGAATTACAAATAAATACACAATATTATCCACTTAAAAGAAAATTTTTAGGAGATTCAAATACACCTATCAAAAAAAATGCAGTATTGGAGGAAAAAATAGGCATTACACATATATTAAATGTAAATAATTGATTTTTATTTAATACATAAAGAATTAATATATAATAATATTAATTAAAAATATGATTTATAAATTTATATTTTTAATTAATATTATTACTATAAATTCTTATTTTATTAATATGCATTTTAATTTTGAATTAAATAAACATAATGTAATTCTACCATTATATAGATATTGGAATTGTATAGGTTTTGTAAATGATATTGATACAATGACTAAGCATATTAATAAACCTTATAAATTTAATCTAGGTAATATTCCATTAGTTGCGTGGAAAAATAATCGCGGTGAAATTATATCTACATTAAATGCTTGTAAACATATGGGATCTAAATTAGAAGATGGTAAAATATGCAATGGTAAATTATATTGCCCTTATCACGGATTAGAATATACAACTGAAGATGCTTGTGGAATTATAAAAAAACATGATGGTAAATTATGGTGGAGTTATAATCCTATTCATGAAAATTTGCCAACTATTCCATTTAACAATGATACAACATATAAAACTACATATTTATCAATTGATATGCCAGAATCATTGCCTTTTTGTATATATAATTCTTTGGATTTAAATCATCCCGAATACGTACATAATGGTTTGGGATTTGGTTCAAATATTGCACCTGAAAATTATAATACCTATTTAAATGATTCTAATAAATTAGGTATTTCATTTGATTATATGACAAAAAATTCTATTAAAGCAATAAATTATGATATTAAAATAAAAGATAGAACTGTTAATTATAATGAAGTAATATATCCTGTAACAAGTTGGTCAAAAGTTTCTTCATTAAATGATATAACTAAAAATATAATAATAGGTGTAACTATGTTACCATTAAAAGATAATTTAACAAGATGGTATGTAACATTAAGACATAATTATATGTCTGATATTATTGGAAAAGAAATTATGAAATATGCTACAAAATATATTTTAAATCAAGATAAATCTCAATTTAAAAAACAAATTAAAAATAAAAAATTAAAAGAATTCGTCTCATGGAGAAAGGGTTTAAAATATGAAAATCATATGTTACCATTAAGAAATTATTATGCTAATTATAAATTACCCACTATTGATGATTTTATAATAGAATTATCTAAAGATCACTGGTAACGTATGTGTTTTACTATAAATATTAATAATATTTTTAATAATTAAATGTATCATAACGAATTATATAACTTTATATATAAAGGTGAAATTAAAGAAAGTCTTTATTTAGTTACTGAATTAATATTACAAAATAAAGATAAAAATATAGAATTAATTGAAAATACATTGATTTCTATTTGTTCTTATATTGGTACATTTATTTCAATATATGATATAAGATTGTGGGTAGATGTTGTAGAAGAAACTTTAACCTTTATAAATTATGATAAAATAGTTATCAAAAATATATATTTATTAATTACTAAATTGTGTATTGTTTGTGATATATATATTAAAAAACCTATTTCAAAATCGGGTATTTTAACAGTTCAAAAATTAAGAGAAAAAATAATTGATTTATTTCCCACTTCTGATAATGTAGAATTAAATTATTATACTATTAATAAATTTCAAAGTATTTTACCTCCTTCTGATAGCGAAACTTATAAATTGGCTCAATTAATTATATATGGGGTTTTAAGTATTTTAAATAGTATTGAAGATCTAGATATTGAAAATGATGATGAAAAAATACATTTTTTTTCTAATAAATTAAGAGATCTTTTTGATTATTTCTCTAGGAAAAATACCAAATTTGAAAATAAATTTAGTAGTAATGATAATGATAGTATTTGGTTTTTGTGGGGGATACTTAATATATCTTGTAATAATGACGATATTACAAATATCGCATATCAATTATTTCTTTATAATTATACAAAAAAATTAAAAAATGAAAGATCTGGATTATTATGGGGTGCATCTATAGCACTTATTTTTACTTATAAAAAAAATATCGCAAGAGTATGGAATAAAGATGAAATAATATTAATTAAGAAAATTAATGAAATATCTATGGATTTATATAAAGAAATTAAAAAAATTATTCTTAATACTAATACTAATACTAATATTAGAAATGAAATAAATGAAAATAATGAAAATGAAAATATAAAAAGTTCCCATGGGTTAGATGGATTACATTACTTAATTAATTATTTACCACAATTAAAAAATAATCCCACTATTGAATATAATTATAATAATCAAAATATAACTTCAACTGATGTTAAAAAAATTAATACAAAATATAAATAATAAATTTTTTTTTAATACTAAAATATCTGTTATGTATTCTCTCTAATTTTTACATTCATTCATTTTATTATAATTTATATCTTTTATTTTATTAAGATATTCTTCAATTGTTAGTGTATTTTTCTCTTTTTCATAATTATAATCAGAATCCGAATCAAGATATTTATAATTTTCTTCCATTTCTATATATTCCTTTTTTAAAAGTTTTTCACTTAAATCACCCTCATTATTTCTATACATATTATAACTAAAATAATTACATATTTCTAGTATATATTTATATATATATATCATTATTAATAAATCATATTATTATATTATTATATTATTATATTAATATAGATTTAATTCAAACTATATTCATTTACTTCTTCCTGTGATACTATATCATATATTTCAGAATCACTATTTGAATAATTTTCACTTTTTATAATATTCGTTTTTATTCCCCTTTTAATATTATCATAATTATCAATATTTGTTTTTATTTCCCTTTTAATATTATCATAATTATCAATATTTGTTTTTATATTATCATAATTATCATAATTATAATAATTATCAATATTTGTTTTTATTTCTGTTTTTATATTATTACCTTTTTTATACTTATTTACTAATATTTCATTATCTTTTTCATATTCTCTATTATATTTATCATCATAGCAAATACTTACAATTTTACTCTTAAATATATCAAATAGAGATCTATACATAATTTTATTTTAACATATAATATATATTAATATCATTTTTTTTATATATTAATTTAATAGAATCATGAAAAAAATTTATAAATTTTTATTAAAAAAACTAGTTTGTAATAAAGTTAGAAATATATATATTAAAATAAATTCCAAATCAAAAAAACAATATTTGAAATATAAAGACAAGATGATTAATATTAGAAAATATAAAAAAATAAAAAGTAAAAAAAAAACAAGAGATTTAAAAAACAAGAATAATAAAATATATAGGAAAAAAAAAGGAGGTTACAATATAGAAGAAGAACAAGATAAATTAAAAAGATTTATAGATACAATTAAATTTTTGGATATTGAGAATATAGTAGAAATACAAGACGCATTTTTTTCAATTTATACAAAAATCGCAAATAGAAATTTAGATGAAGAAGCATCTCAAGCATCTCAAAATGAACATTTGAATTTTCTAATAGCACTTTTAATATATTTTGAATATAATTTTTTAAATTTAGAAAATATAGAATATAAAAAAATTTTAGATAAAATAAGTCAATTATTACAAACAATTGAAGAGAGTGCAATTACAGGAATATATAGTTATAATTCTGTACCTAGTAGAAATCCTTATGTTATAAATAATCCTATAAATTTTAAGACCATTATTGATGTTATTAACAAATTCAGTTATAAACATAAAAGTATTTCATGGACACCATTTCTACAGAAAGGGAAAAAACTAACAAAAGAAAATATTACAATTTCTAATACACAAGTTATTACACTTATTAAATATATGAAAAGTGATAGAGGTTTAAACAAATTTGATAGTAAATATAAACCTACTAAATATGGTAGATATACACCATATTAAATTATTTAAAAATAATATATATATTAATAGTAATAAGATGCAAATTTTTGTTAAAACATTAACAGGTAAAACTATTACATTGGAAGTAGAAAGTAGTGATACTATTGATATGATTAAAACTAAAATACAAGATAAAGAAGGTATCCCACCCGATCAACAAAGGTTGATTTTTGCCGGCAAACAATTAGAAGACGGTAGAACATTGGCAGATTATAATATTCAGAAAGAATCTACTCTCCATTTAGTTCTAAGATTAAGAGGTGGTTTCTTTTGATATATATAGCAAATATCATAATCAATTATTTTAAATAAATTATTTTTTTGATTTACTTTTAGATTTAGATTTAGTTTTGGGTTTAGTTTTTTTTGCTTTACTTTTTTTTTTATGTATTTCTATATACTTTTTTAGTAAAACATATTTATTTTTATATTTAATATATTTTTTTTTATTTCCAACAAATTTATATATATTTCTTTGTTTTCCTAAAACATTTTTTTTAACTAGTGAAACTTTTTCTTTTAAGCCCCCTGCCGCAAAAGGATTTAAAGAACTTAAAGAACTTAATTTATTCTTCGCGTTTTTTAACCAGTTTTTAATTTTTTCTGGCGCCTCCCTTTCCTCTTGGCTGGGGTTTATCCACGGGCTTTGTGGGCTTTTTGGGGCAGGATTGAAAGCGGGTGGGGCAGCAGCCTGCCCGTAGAGTGGCGCCACATGCCTTTTCCCTCCAGATGATATTTTCTTTTTAGATTTATCAGCAGCTTTACGTGTTCTGCCCCCGGCATACGTCTTTTGTATTACATTATCGATGCACTTATCACCTGAGGGCCTGGCGGTTGGAAACCACAAACTTTTTTCCTTGTACTCTTCATTAGAAATACTGATATTGTAGTTTATGGAATCTCTATCGCTATCGAATATTGAGAATATTGAATCGTCATACATTCTCTCCGCTTTCAGCGGAGACATGAAACTCTTAAGCATTTGTCCTTTTCTAAAATTATCACAATATAACCAATATATATCTTCTGTATTATTTATATCTATAAAACATTCCCCATCAGGAAGTATTAATTTGCCTTTACTAGTAACATATAGAATTAATCTTTCTCCCAGGTTGTAGACAGGGGGGGCGCCGCTTCTGCTTCTATCAATTATTATAAAACGATTCGGGCGGATGTGTGGGAGTCTCTCCTTGAACAAATTGATATTTACCTCTTTCCCTTCCACGCCGCGCGCCAATAAGTGCTGGTTCTGAGGTCCAAGCGCATCATAACCCGATTCATTCCCCACACCCATAAAATCATTCAAACGCACGCGGTCTATTTTTTGAAAAAACGCAAAACGGCACTTTTTGACTTTTCCTTGCAGCACGAAAGCAGGGGGCACCGACGCCGGGTACTCCCTCTCCCTCTCCCTCTCCCTCTCCCTCTCCCTCTCCCTCTTGCTCGCCATTATGCTCTG